ACCGCCATCCCCCGTTTCTACATCGACGCTCAGCCGAACCAGCGGCGCAGCGACGAAGACGGCGTCCCGCGCTTCGACGACGTGGAGATGGTCGAAATCCTGATCCCCGGCGACCGTAACGCCGTCTCGGTGCAGATGGTGACCGAAATCCACCGGAAGCGCTGGCCCGGCGCCTATGCCCGTTTCAAGGCCGGCCAGGAGGCGAGCGCCGACGGGACGCCCCTGGAGCAGCTCCCGGGCATGACGGCCTCCCAGGCCCAGGAACTGCGGTTTATGAACGTGCGCACGGTCGAGCAACTGGGCGACCTCACCGACGAGCAGGCCCGCAAGTCCGTCTCCATGGGCGGCATGGCGCTGCGGGACCGCGCCAAGCGCTGGCTCGACACAACGGCGGGAGCGGCGAAGGAGGAGCGGCTGGCCGCTGAGAACCGCCAGCAGGCCGAGAAGATCGACGAGTTGACGGGCAAGGTCGAGACCCTGACGAAACTCGTCGAGGACCTGACCGCGAAGGTTCCGAAGGAGACGGCTTGAGCGTCCTGGCGACCCACATCGAGCGCGACGCGATCCCGGCCCGCGGACCCCGGTTCTTCCGGGAGGACGAGGAGGTCATGTTCGAGTTCGTCATCGACGGCACGAACAGGATCGGGCCGCGCCTGGCGATGAAAGACGACAGCCTCAAGCACCCTGAGGCGTGGGCGGAGTTCGCCGCCGGCGAGGCGGCGCCCGAGCCCGAGGCGCCCGAACAGCCGGCGAGGACGGCCGTCACCCGGACCGATGCCGATTTCGCGGCCTTCGCAGGGCTGTTGGAGCCGGCGCCAGAAACCTCGGTGCGTGACGGCGCGGCCAAGATCGAACGTGCGACCCGCAGGCGCAAGCAGGAGCAGGGGTGAGCGTCCTCACGATCATCCAGGAGGTGTGCGACCGGCTCTCGCTCACCCGGCCGAGCGTGGTCTACACGTCCACGGACCAGAACGTGATCCAGCTTCGCGGGCTCCTGACCGAGGCGGCCGTCGCCCTGGCTCGACGTCCGGAACTCGGCTGGCAGTCGCTCCAGGCCGAATGGTCGTTCGTTACGGTCAACGCCCAGGTCCAGACCAACGCACCGTTGCCGCCGGACTTCTACGCTTTCGTACCGAACAGCTTCTTCAACCGCTCGACCATGCGCCCAGTGTGGGGACCCTATACTCCGGCCCAGTGGCAACTCCTCCAGGCGCGCCCGGCGCTCAGCACGGTCTATCTCGGCTACCGCGAGCGGGCCGGGCAGTTCCTGATCGGGCCGGCCCCGAATGCCGGAGACACCATCGCCTACGAGTACGTCTCATCCTACTGGGCCAAGTCCTCGGCGGCGCAACCGAAGGCGACCTTCACGGCCGACGACGATGGGACCTATCTCGACGAGGAGCTGCTGAAACTCGATCTGAAGTGGCGCTACAAGCAGGCCAAGGGCCTTGACTACGGCGAAGACATGGAGACCGCCGAGCGCGCGATCCAGAAGGCCCTCGCCGAGGACGGCGGCTCCGGCGAGCTTTCGATCAGCGGCCCGGGCGCATGGCCGCCGGACAGTCGCCTGAACGTCCCGGAGACAGGGTTCGGGGTCTAGATGCGCCGCGCCCTCCGCCAGAACCGCGCGCGGGCCCAGACGGCGCTCGCTCGCTCGATCCCCGCTCCGATCGGCGGCTGGGACACCGAAAGCGCGCTCGCCGACATGCCGCCGCAGAATGCGGTGATCCTCGAGAACTGGATTCCGCGCGGCAGCTACTGCCAGATGCGGCGAGGGTTCGTCGAGCAATGCACCGGGACACCGGCCGCCGTGGAGACCTTGATCGCCTGGCATGGCCCGCAGAGCGGCGACAAGCTCTTCGCCGCCTCCGGGGCCTACCTCTTCGACGTGACCGCAGCCGGAGCGCTTCCCTCGGCGGCCTACGCCTCTGCGGCGACCGCGCGCTGGAACTGGACCAACTTCGCCAACGCGGCCGGCAAGTGGGCGATCCTCTGCAACGGAGCCCAGAACCCGCTCAAGTACGACGGGAGTTCCTGGTCTACGAACATCCCGACCGGGACCGGGCTGACGGCCACGAACCTCAAGTACGTGATGAACTTCAAGACCCGGCTGCACTATGCCGAGGACAATTCCTTGGTGGTATGGGTCACCGCGACGAGCGCCATCGCCGGCGCCTGCACGAGGCTGGACCTGGGCCCGATCTTCGCCAAGGGCGGCTATCTGGTCGGTCTTGGCCGGCTGACCCTCGATGGCGGTAATGGTCCGGACGACTATGCCTGCTACCTCACCAACCAGGGTGAAGTCGCGATCTACAAGGGCTCCGATCCCTCGGACGCCACGAACTGGTTCCTAGTCGGGGTCTACACGCTGGCCAAACCCATCGGCGACCGGGCGATTCTGGCTTATGGCCCCGATCTCCTGATCCTGACCGAGGTGGGGCTGCTGTCGCTCACCAAGGCGCTCTCGACCCCCATAGAGGAGCAACGGAAGAACTCCGTCTCGCGCCAAGTCGCCACCGCTTTCGCCGACGCCGCAAAGGCCTATAAAAGCAACTTCGGCTGGCAGCCGGTGCTCTATGGAGGGCGGGGAGGGCTTCTGATCGTCAACGTGCCGACTGCGGAGCTCTCCACATCGGAGCAGTATGTCCGCTCCACGTCCGGAAACGCGTGGTGCAGGTTCACCGGCATTCCTGCCTTCTGTTGGGCCCAGGCCAACGGCATGGTCTATTTCGGTTCAGCGGCTGGGATCTACCAGTGGGACGTCGGCGCGTCGGACAATGGCGAGTTCATCGTCGCCGACGCGCTGCCGTCCTTCCAGGCGTTCGGCAACAGGGCTGTGCGCAAGGCCTTCAGCATGGTCCGGGCGCTGATGTTCTGCCCGTCCATTGTCAAACCGTCGCTCCAGGTCGTCACGGACTTCGACAAGTCCACGATCCCGACGGCGATCCCAAGCACCGTGGATGCCGGCGACATCTCGCCGACCGACTCGACCGTGGTCCGTGACGACTGGACCGGTGCAGCGGGGTCCGGGTATTTCGGTTCGCCGCGGCTGCGCGTCTCGCTGGCCGGGAGTGCGACAGCTGACCGCGTGGCCGTTACCGCGGACCATGCGGATCTGGCGCTCATCGGCCCCAGCGGGACCGATCCCACCAGCCACATCCTCACGCGCCCGAACCTGCCGCTGGACGTGGAAGTGCAGCTGCTGGGCTTCGACCTGATGTTCGAGGGGGGCGCGGTCCTGTGAGGGCCCGGCGGATCATCGTGGGCCATGACGCCGAAGTGGCGTTCTGGACGGGCTTGCGCATCCCACACGTCCGCCAGCGGATGGAGCGCGAGCCCACGCCGCAACCCTTCGGCGCGTGCGTGGCGTTCGGGGTCGCCAATGGCCAAGGCGAACTGATCGCCGGCGTCGTCTACCACAACTACTATCCAGACTATCGCGGCATCGAGGTCAGTTGCGCTTCGACGACGCCCATGTGGGCCGATCCGGCCGCCATCGGCACGATACTGAGATACCCCTTCACGACGGCAGGATGTGTCCGCGTGACCGCTCTGACACCGCGCCGCCAGACCGGCGCGACGAGCCCTAGGCGGTTCCTCGAAGGCTTGGGTTTCAAGCGCGAAGGATCGGTCAGGCTTGGTTTCGGTGACGACAACGCGATCCTCTACGGGCTCTTGGAGAGCGAGTGGCGCGCCGGCCGGTTCGGCCCCGATGGCGGGGCTCTGACCGATGGGCAAATCCGCTCCGAAGCCGCCGCCGGTCCCTGATCCGACAGCCGTCGCGAACGCGCAGTCTGACGCGAACATCAAGACCGCCGAAGCGCAGCAGAAGCTGAACATGGTGAACAGTTACGGTCCCAACGGGTCCGTGACGTACCAGACGGACGCCAACGCGCCGGGCGGCTACTCCCAGACGACAACTCTCTCGCCGGCCGAGCAGGCGATCTTCGACAAGCTGACCTCGGCGCAGTCGGGGGCGCTCGACATCGGGAACGCCCAGCTGGGCCGCGTTAGCGATGCGCTCGCCACGCCGCTCTCGACAGCGGGCCTGCCGGAACTGCAAGGCGGCGCAACGCCCGGCCAGGTCCAGACTAGCTTCGGCATGGGTCAGCCGCTGCAGTATGGGTTCAACCCGGGGCAGGCCGTGCAAGGCCATGTCCAGGGGGGCGGCAGCCAGCAGGCGATCAACGACGCCACGAACGCGGTCTACAACCAGGCGACCTCCCGTCTCGACCCTCAGTGGAACCTTCGCCAACAACAGCTGACCCAGCAGCTCGCCGACCAGGGCATCAGCCAGGGTTCGGACGCCTATTCGCGGGCGATGGACCAGTTCAGCCGCGACCGGAACGACGCCTACACGTCGGCGATGAACTCGGCGATCACGTCCGGGCAGAATGAGCAGAACGTGCTCTTTGGCCAGAACCTGGGCGCTGGGCAGTTCGCCAACCAGGCCGCCGCGCAGATGTACGCGCAGAACCAGGGTCAGGCGGCCTTCCACAACGCCACGGCTGCCCAGGATTACGGCCAGAACCTGGGAGCGGCGCAGTTCGCCAACGCGGCGCAGAATCAGCAGTTCAACCAGCAGCAGGCGTCGGCCACGCTCTCGGATCAGGCTCGCCAACAGGGCCTGAACGAGCGCGCCTACCTCCAGAACCAGCCGATCAACCAGCTCACAGGCCTGATGAGCTTGGGCCAGGTCGCGAACCCGCAAGGGATCAGCTACACCCCTAGCCAGGTCGGCCAGACCGACGTCATCGGCGCGAACGCCCTGGCCACGCAGGCGGCGAACGCCAACTACCAGGCCCAGATGGCGCAGAACTCGGGCCTGATGGGCGGCCTCTTCTCGCTGGGCTCGGCGGCGATCATGGCCTCCGATCGCCGCCTGAAGCGCGACATCGTGCGCATTGGCGAACTCGCCAAGGGCGTTGGCCTCTACCTCTTCCGTTACGTGGACGGCGACAGGCTGCACGTCGGCGTCATGGCCCAGGAGCTGAAGCGAGTTCGTCCCGACCTCGTGCTGAAGCGCGCCGACGGCTTCCTGGCGGTGGACTACGCCGGTCTGGGGATGATCTGAGATGGCGACGCCGACTCAAGGTTCGAACGTTCCGTTGGTGGCTGCGGTCACCGGCGCGGGCTCGCTCATGGACGCCCAGCGGCAGGTCGCGCGTTCGCAGTACCTAGCCCAGGCCCTGGCGGCACTCAATGCCAGCGCGCAGCAGCCGATCCGCGGCGGCTTCGGGGAACTCGGCGCAAAGCTCCTGGCCGAAGTCCTGCTTCAGCGTGGGAAGATCGGCGCCGATCAGAAGGTGCTGGAACTTCAGCGACAGGCGGCGGCGAACGCCTTCCCGAACGACCCGCGCGCCCAGTTCCTCTACCTGTCGAACCCTGGCGAGATGACGAAGGCGCAGATCAGCCGCTACTACTCGCCGATCGATGTGCGCGGCGGGAACACTGTGCTCAATGCCCCGACCGCGAACGGGCAGTTCACGGCGCCGGTCATGCATGACGACAACGGCGTCTATAGCACTCAGACGCCCAATGGCGTGACGGTGACCCCGGTAGACGCGAGCCAGGTCGGCGCATCTGCGAACGCCGGCATGCGCCCAATGAACTACAACGAAATGCTCACGCAGCTGCAACGCGAGCAGCAGGGTCAACAGATCGCTGAGCAGACGCGGCACAACAAGGCGCAAGAGGGGATCGAGGAGCAGAAGATTCCGATCGAGATCGGCATGCTAGGCGCGGCGCTGAAGAACGCAAACTCCGCGGCCCAGACATCGAACGTCGGCGCGTCCAACAGCCCGAACTTCGCACCGCCGCCCGGCTTCGTCATCATGGGGCCGCACTGATGGCCGTCGCCGAAGGCACTCGCGCCGTCAATCCGCAGACCGGTCAGACGGCGATCTTCACCAATGGCCACTGGGTGGTGCAGGGCGCGCAGCAGATGCCGCTGCCCGAGGCGGACGCCAAGTCCATGGAGGCGCTCCAGCAGCAGGCCCAGGACGCGCAGTATCTCGACCAGAAGTCGCAGCAGTTCATGCATACCATGGACCAGCAGCGACCGGGGCAGGGCAGTTTCGCTACCGGGCCGGCTCTCACGCCCGGGTTCGGCATCCCCTTCACCGAGGAAGAAATCCCGAATCCCGTTCATGCCTACGTCAACGCGCAGGACCCGCGGCTCGGAAATCTCGAAGCGATCACGAACCAGACGTTCGTGCACCTGCGACCGCCGGGTTCCGGTCCGCTCAAAGCTTACGAAGCTGGACCCTTCAAGCAGGCCTTCCCGAATGTGACGAACTACGGGCCGGTCAATCAGCAGATCGCGAACCGCATCCATCAGGACGCGTTGATCGCCTCGAGCAAGCTGGCGTTCATCGACAGCTTCATTCGCAGCGGGCAGGGCGATTACGCATCGGCGAACAACGCCTGGCAGCGTCGGTTCGGAGATGACCCAGCGGCTGCCGCCGGCGGCCCACGCCCCGTTGGGCCGCCGATGGCCATGGTCCCTGATCCGAACTCTCCGATAGGGGCGGTGCCGGCGCCCGGAGCCCAGCCGCCCCCACCGGAACTGCGCACGCCGCAACAGCAGGCGATCCTGAACTGGACGCCGGATAAGGGCCTCCATCCGTGAGCGACGCATCAATCCTGGTGCGCGCGCCGGACAATACCATCATCCGCTTCCCGGCTGGGACGCCGCACGCCCAGATCGACAGCGTAATGCGCGCCTACCACGATGCCCAGTACATCAAGCCAGGCGCCGGGGCGATGCAGCGAGCCATGACCAACGGCCTCACGTTCAACAACGCGTCGAACATCGACGCCGCGCTGAATGCCGGGCTCACCGGGGCGCGGAACTTCATTGCCCACGCGACTGGACAGCCGGACGCCGGCTACGGCATGCGCGAGGCGTGGCAGGCGCAGCAGATGGTGGATCGGACGGCCGACCAGAGGTTCGCCGCCCAACATCCGGTGCAGAACTTGGTGGGCAATGTCGCGGGCGCGATCATCAACCCAGCCAACCAAGCTGGCGCGAAGTTTGTGAGCGGCGCGGGCAGCCTGCCGGCGGCGGTGGCGCGCGGCGTCGCCGTGGGGGCGCCGGAGGGGGCGGCCTATGGCCTCTTCGGGGCGCAGCCCGGCCACCGCATCGCCGGGGCGGCTAGCGGCGCGGTCATGGGCGCGGCGACCGGAGGTGCAGCTCCCATTGCGGCAAAAGGGGTTGAGGCGGGGATCGACGCACTGGGAGCGATCAAGAACTCGGTGGCGCGCATGATCGGAGCGGCCGATCCCCAAGACGTTGCTGTCCAACGGATCGCCGAGGCCGTGCAGAAGGACATCAAGGCCGGCGTCGATCCCCAGACCGTGCTTGAGAGGTGGGCCGGGGCTTCTCGCCCAACGCTGGCCGACGTCGGGGGCGAGAACCTCCGCTCCACGGTCCGAGACGCCGCCACGCAGGGGCCGGCGCGTCAGACCGCACAGGCGTATCGCGACCAAGTCGCGGCGGACCTACAGAACCATGCCCTAGGAATCACTGATCGTCTGACGCCGCAGGGGTATCTGGAGGGCGTGGCTGGGAACCTGCCGGCGGAAGCGGCGGCGACCTCGACCCAGTTGGCGTCTCCACCGCAGCTGGCTGCCGCGCTCGAAGCAGTGCGCAGCAACAACGCCGCCACGAACTATGCTGGGCCCTACGCCGCCCCGATTGAGCTCCAAGACCTGGGCGTGATCCAAGCGCTGCGCGACCCTGAAGGCGCGTCGGCGATCAATAGGGCGATCCGCGGAGCCCGCGCCCGCATGGACTACGGCGCACAGGCTGATCTGGAGGCCCTGAAGAACACGGCAGCGGGGCCGACTGGCAACGGTCAGGTCTGGCCGACTACCGGCCGCGCGCTGGATCGCCTACAGATTGCCTTTGGAGGCCAGGGTCGTTCGCTCCAGGCCAGCGGCGCCAATGACATCGCCAGCGGCCTGTTCAAGCGCCAAGCGCTGGTCAACAGCCTTTTGGACGACACACCGGGATTGGCCGACGCCCGCGCCGATTTCCGCAACCTCACGTCCCAGATCGGAGCGCTCGACACCGGTCAACAGGTTGGTCGAGCGACCCCGTCTGTCCTTGCCGCCGCTCTGCAGGATGCGTCACCCGACGCGCTGAACGCAGCGAAGGTGGGCGCCGTCGACGCCCTCAAGACGGCCGTGGGCGCGCCCAATGAAGGCGCGACAGGTGCGCTGAACCGCCTGTCGAGCAACACGAACACCGGCCTGAACATGAACGTGATCTTCGGGCCGGAGGACACGGCCGCGTGGCGTCGGGCGATCCAAGCCGAGACGGACCGCATGTCGAACGCCAACTTCGTGGCCCCGAATACGGGCGCTCCGACCGCCGGACGGGGACTGGATGCGCTGGTCTCGGTTCTCGGCCACGGCGCGCATGCAGCCAAGGCCGTGGTGGGCGCACTCACCTCGGGGGGGCCGCTCAACGACGCCGAGCGTTCCGCGATCATCGACGCCGCGCTATCGCCGGCCAATGACGACCTTCTT